CTTCCTCCTCGCTTTTTGATTTTGGTTTACGTTTTGGTTTCGGCTTTTCTTCTTCCTCTTCTTCCTCTTCCTCAACCTCTTCGATCTCTTCCTCTTCTTCCTCGTTTTTCTTACGCGCGAAGAATTGTCCGTCACCGAATCGTAATAGAAAGGGGTTTTCTTCAATTGCTTTTAGCATGTCTGTCATTTGAATCATCTCCTTCTATATCTTGTAATTTTTCATCTAGTTTATCGCCTAAATAATTCATGTTGTCGCGTATTAATTCTTCATTGAAATCTCTCATAAACGATACATGACTTGTTAATGATTCATTTTCTTGTAGCAAATGATAGATTCGTTTTGTAAGAATAGAATTTAATTTTCGTAGTTCTTCATTTTGTTCTTCATATCGCTTTACTAACGTCTTACAATCCATCTGTCACACTCCTTATCGAATGTTTGTTCTGTATATGTATACTATAATACGAACAATTGTTCCGCATAACGTCACACGTGTGTCATTTTGGACAAATAAAAAAGACTAGCAACTTTGCTAGTCCTTTTCCGCATTTTCTGTTTTCTTTTCTAGTTCCTTGTAGTCTTCTTTTGTTACTTGCATTAACCTGTCGATGACATACGACTTGCTTACGACTTGTTTGCTAGATTGTGATAGTTCGATGATAAAGTCGAGCAATTTGTCACGCATACCTTTCCCCTCCTTATAACAACTGGATGGCTCTAGGTCTTTGATGCACTCTCCTAATTCGTCCTTTACTTTCCAATTGCATTAAATAGCGATGTGCTGTCTTATGACTTACGTACATTCGACTCGCCATATCTCGCACACTCGGTGCAAACCCAAACTCTTCCATATACCCGCTTATACATTCTAACGTATCCTGTTCCCTTGGCGTCAACATTTTTCGTCACTCCCTATTATAAGAAACTTAATTCGCCTAATAGTTCTTTCATGTCCCATCCTGTCTTTTTACACCAATCTTGAATCGGAAGTCCCTCATTTGAAAAACACATAGCTTTCGCTTTTGAAGAATACTCTTTATAAAGTCCGTATAACTTCCTTTGCTTTTTCTCTGGTATTTGTATCTTTCCAAACTTCATACAAAGTTCCTCTACCGCATTCATATCATCGTTAAACTCTTCTAATCTTTCATACCATTCGTCAAACTCATACTCTGACTTTTCGTCCTTATTTTCCCCATAGTCATTACGAACTAGAGGTGAGGTAATATTTTTATTTAGATCAATGTTTCTTTTTTGTTCCCTAGCAAAATTAATTGTTTTATGCATTTCCGCTAGTTCGTTCATTTCTATATTATTTTTAGATTTCGTCAAGAATTTTTGAACACGTTCCCCGCCTTTATAAATAGGAATTTCGGCTTTCCCACGTTTTACTTGTAAATACCATTTACGAAATGAATTGTAGTCTAGTTGTTCCTCTACAACCCATTTCGGAACACCTTTCATTCGTAATACTTCCTCATATTCACCATCGGTATTAATAGCTTTTTCCGCATACATTTTTGGTTGGAAATAGAGTCCTTCAATAACATACCCTTCTAACTTCCACTTTCCATACTCTTTATCGTGAACCATTTTATCAGGAAATTTCGTAGTTGTTGCACAACTGTCCGTATCACAATAAGCCAAAATTCCTTTTTCATGCGCATACTTCAATCCTTTAAATAGTAGAATTCTTGCAATAGAAGTAATATATGCTGAAATATGTGGTTGAATATATTCAGCCATAGCATATCCGTCATACTCTAAAAATTCCATTCGAATTCCATTCATATCATATATGATCTCGCTTACTGTATGTCCTTCTGCTTCAAGTTTATCTCTCTCAGAAATATCAGCATACATGATTCGTTCCCGCTGCATTGCAAATTTTCCATACAACGCATTCTGCATAAGTTTTGAAAAGGCTCGTTTAGCACCTTTACTTGTATTTTTTATTTCCTCAAAATACGAAATAAATTCACGAAAGACAGGTGCTGTTTTCTCAAATACAACACCGCTTTCGATTTTTTCTATTTTGCAACCTTCCGCTTCTGCTAAAGCTAGTTCCGGAAATGTCCAAACACCTTCTATTTTACCAACTGGGAAAATCAATTTACCTGTATAGTCTTTTTTAGGTAAGATAGGAATATACATATCTTCGGGTACATGTACCTTCGCATGTATAAAGCCTGCTCCATATCTTCTTCTTTTCCATAGATCAAAAGAAAGTTCTGCTTCTTCATTATCCAGTACATTCGGGTATCCGACTGGCATTTCAGCCATTTTCATAACATATGGATATAAACTATTTTTATCATAGTGGTATCCGTTTTCTATTCTTGGTGTAAAAACTTCGGTTCTTCCTCCATAGTAGCCTTTTCTAATAAATGCCTCTAAACCTTTTCCTAGTTGTTTATGATTATATTGTTTTGTAGAAATAGCAACTTTATAATCCTTCTTATACTGTTCTTTATAAACTGTTTTAGCTAGGGAAGCTGTAGTCGGACAATTAATAAATTGTTCAACTTCTAATTTTGATAGGCCTATTACAATTTCCAAGATTTTATATAAACTACGACAATCATATTCCATGTACTCACATAGGACAGGGTCATCTTTATCTACTGTTGTAAAGAAATTACCTTTTGTAAGTCGCTTGTTCAATTTACGGTTTTTTACATTATAAATACCGTAATTATTTTCTTCCATATAATCGACAATATCCATCTTCCCACCTTCTAAAAGGTCGAAATCTCTACATAAGTTTTCAAGTGAAGACGGTAGCAATCGGAAGCTATCATGTAGTATAATATGAGAAGCGGTAAACGTTACTATATTACCATTGATAAATAGCGAGTTATTAAATGTTGGTTCAGCATAATCACGTAACTCTGCTATGATCTTGGAAAGGTCGAAGTCTAGGTTATGTATATATACATGACAGTCATATGCTTTGTACTTTTCAAACACTGGTAATACGTCTGCAAACGTATAGCCAGTATAGTATTGTTTTCCATCGAATAGTCCAATTCGAAACACGTCGCCGTCCAAACCACGTGTTTCAGTATCTAGCGTAAAGAGTTTAATCTCTCTACGCTTTTTTCTATTAGTAGTACTCATCGTTATCCCAACTTTCTTTCGTATATGATTTAGTATCATATATCTTCTGAATCTCATTAGCGTTCCTATGTGCTTGTTTATATGGTAAGGAACGAAGATTATTTAATAACTGCTTTAAATACTTGTCACGGTCTTTTACGTCGTAAACACCAACCATTATCGTTTCTATTGCTGTTAATAGTTTTGTAAGTTCTTTTCCTTGTCCCTCATATATCTTTACATAGCCGTGATTCTTCCAAAGTGTATTGGTTTTAGATACATCACGTTTTGGGACAATCCGCATAGCAACCCTTCCTAAAAATAGTTTGTTCTGGGCGTTCTGCAACCAACCTATTATAGACCTAGTAATTTGGCTACGTGATCTTGTATTGTTTCTCTTTTTAAAATCATATATAAACTTACTGTCTGTCTCACCTGTAAAGTCCTGATAGTATATTACTAGAAAAGGTGCTTCCCTATCTTGTTCTTTTTTTATTCTCTCTATTTCCGGAAGTAACTTTTTCCATGAATTAAACTTACTCGGTGAAAGTCCCCACTGTCTTGCTAGATTTGCTATTTCCCTAGCACGCTCTCTATTTTTCCTATTATGCGCTTTCTTTTTATAAACAGTTTCTAACTCTCTACCTTTCAGCTTCTTTGTTTCTTTCTTACTATAACCTTCTGAAACAAGTAACGACTTTTTACGTTTCGTTTCTAATTTCTTCTTTAACCGTTTATTTGCCATTGTATCACCTACTTATAAAGCCATGTGACCCGTAACAACTAGGTCACAGGTCTTTGGCTTACATGGCTTTCTTTTCTGTAATAGAGTTCATAAAGTTGGCTATCACATTATCAAAATTAGACATAGCTGCAACCATGTCTAACTCTTCTTTTGTTAACACGACGGATGTTTCATCTTCTTCTAACTTTTGCTTCAAATGCACCATTCCATTAAAAGAGACAAATTCCAGTTCTCGTTCATTTGTCCGAATAGATACTTGAACTAAGTTTTTAATAGCGTTCACGACCGCACCATCCTTTTATGTTTTAAAAAAGAGGATACACAATGTGCACCCTCATTCATTTGTTACAAAAATTAGCCTTGTAGTTGAAGAGTTAATGTTTTAAATCCTTTACGTGTTTTCACTTCTGCCGGAACAATTTCTAAAGGCTCGTTCCAAGGTGCTGGACCTACAATACTAATAATCTTTTGAATAGATGATACGACCCCTTGTGACACCGCGTGGTATGCTTTACCGTTCTTATCAATTAAAACAACACGTAATGCATCCACATCTTCTTTTGTCAATTCATCTTGTAGAGTAATAGCATGAGCAACCATGTCCGTGATTTCTAATACTTCACCTCTATGATCTGCTAGAGCATTCTCACTAGAGTTAATAGCATTATAAACTTTGATAGCTGATTTACGATCTTTACTTTGAATAGATGAGAAGAATACATCCTTCGCTCCGTCCGCTTCAAAGATTGAAGGTGACACCTTGTCCACTGTTACGATGTCATTTGTATTTACATGCTCGTCCACTACCGCGATTTCGTTAACCTCATTATTTAATTGTTTAGTATTGTTTTCCATTGAATATTCCTCCTATTAATTGTCCATTTTATTTTTATTTTCCAATAGTCCTTTTGCATCTTCCTCTTTAATAAGGAATTTGTTTGCTACCTTAGAAGCGTCTAACTTTCCAGAATGTATCATTCTATGGATAGTCTTTTTATGAACACGCAATAAGTCTGCAACCTCTTGCGCAGTCAGTAGTTTACTCATATTACATATGCACCACCTTCTTTTCACTTGTATAGAGAGTATGTATCGTGTCTCGATTTGTCCCGTTTGTCCCTCTCTGCTACCAATATTACCCGAAAGTTACCAGTAATGCAAATGTTTTTATGTTACAGTTATGTTACAAAAACCGAACATCTATAAAACGCGTGTTCGTTTTCAACTCATTTCCTATTATAGCACCCTTGGAATATCTTGTCACACTTTTCCTTTTGGAAATTCCAATAAATTTTCCAAATTGTCAATAGTTAATTTTAGAAAATTTTGTATATCATATTTCATAAATGTTATTACGTGTCAATAGGTAAATATTTTAATAGGCTAGTAGAGGTA